CCCCGCCGATCACCCGCCCGGCGAGGCGTACCTGGTCGAGGGCGACGAGTTCACGATCATCATCAAGGCGGCGGAGTGGAAACGCGAAATCCTCGACATGTTCAAGCTGGTCCGGCGTGTCGGGCGCGAAGCCTTCCTCACGGCGTGCTCGTTTCCGCTGGGAGTGCTGGACAAGCTAATCCCCGACGAAAGCGAGCGCGCGAAATACGTTTCGCGCGAGCAGACCGGCCCGCGCAAGCTGGAGGTGGTGAAAAAAATCAATGCAGCACAATAAACTCGAACCCTGCCACGTCCCACTCGCGGACGTGCTCGCGCATCTCAACGCCGACGCCGCGCTATCTCCCGAGGCGCGGGCGCTCGCATTCGACCGCATCTGGCAGGCCACGCGTGCAAGCGATGAGCGCGTTGGACTGCGGGCTGCTGGATTACCTGATCGAGGATGAGCCGCTCGACGTGATTTGACCCGCTGGCAGCGACGTCGGAACGGCATCCGCATTGCGATATCGGACGCTGCCCCCGGGTGAAATCTTGGCCGAGCTGCCGCGAGGGACCGAGACTATCGCGAGATGGCAGACGAGCGCGCCCGATCTTCAGTCCCGCGCGGGGCGCGTCCCACCTTTCCCGAATTGCATCAGAATTAACTAATCCTCCGAAGAGACTGCATTTCCCAGGGCCGCACGGTTAACACCCGTCGCGGCCCGCATTTTTTGAATGGACCTGAACACTGCTTATCTGCTCGGCATGGCTGGTGTGGGCTTCGTAGTCGGCTGCGTGTTCGCGGGCTTCCGCGCGGGCGACGGTGCGGAGGTGACCTTTCACTCCGACACCGGAACAACGACGCGGATACGCGCCAACAAACCTGCGGACCTGCTTCAAATCCTGCGCATCATGCGTGAATTCAATCCGGACGGGACAAAATAGCCTTGGCACGCAAGCCCGCAACGCAAGCGCCCGCGCTCAAGGCTCCGTTCCCCTGGTTTGGCGGCAAATCGCGCGTGGCAGACATCGTGTGGTCGCGATTCGGCGACGTGAAGAACTACGTGGAGCCGTTCTTCGGCAGCGGAGCCGTGCTGCTGGCGCGCCCGCACGCGCCGCACACGGAGACGGTGAATGATCTGGATTGCTACCTCGCGAACTTCTGGCGCGCGATTCACCACGCGCCCGAAGAGACGGCGAAGTGGGCGGACTGGCCGGTGAACGAAGCAGACTTGCACGCGCGGCACCTGTGGCTCGTGAATCAGGCGGGCTTTCAGGAGCGCATGAAGACGGAGCCGGATTTCTACGACGCTAAAATCGCAGGCTGGTGGGTGTGGGGTTTGTGCCAGTGGATAGGATCAGGCTGGTGCGCGGCACGTTTGCACCTCGGCAATGCGGGGATGGGCGTGCACCGGAAACGTCCTCACCTCGGCAATGCGGGGAGGGGCGTGCACCGGCAACTTCCTCACCTCGGCAATGCGGGGAGGGGCGTGCACCGGCAACTTCCTCACCTCGGCAATGCGGGGAGGGGCGAGTTGATCGAGGCGTATTTCGCGGCGCTCAAGGAGCGCCTACACCGCGTTCGCGTCTGCTGTGGATCGTGGAAACGCGTGCTCGGTCCATCGGTGACGAGCAAGCACGGTCAGACGGGCGTGTTTCTCGATCCGCCGTATGCTCACAGCGTTCGCGATAAGACGCTCTACTCGGTCGAATCCGACGTATCGCGCGAAGTGTTCGAGTGGGCCGTCGAGAACGGCAAAGACCCGCTGATGCGCATCGCCGTATGCGGCTACGAGGGAGAGCACAAAACGCCGCGCGGCTGGAAGTGCCTGCCGTGGAAAGCGCACGGTGGATACGGCTCGCAAGGAAAAGGGCGCGGGCGCGCAAACGCGGGCCTGGAGCGCATCTGGTTTAGCCCGCACTGTCTCAATTAGCCACACACATGCCACGCAAACGCACAACGCCCGCGCCACCGGCGCAGGCGAACCTCGCCGAATCGCTCCAGCAGGAGCGCTGGACGAACGAGCTGCTGCGCGAATCCATCGCGGATCTGCAGCTCGCACTCGAAGACCAGGGCTGGCAGCGCACGATGATGGACGTCGCGCGCGAGTTCGACGCGACCGGGCGGCGCAAGGTGTGCGAGCTGAGCCGCGTCATGTTTCTGAAGAACCCGCTCATCAACCGCGCGGTGACAATTCAGTCGCAGTACGTTTGGGCGCAGGGCGTGTCGGTCACGTCCGACGACGAGGAAACGCAGGCGTTTCTCGACGCGTTCTTCGCGGATCCGAAAAACGCGTCTGAGTTCGGCCACCAGGCGCGGACGCTCAAAGAACAGGATCTCCAGGTTTTCGGCAACCTGTTTTTCGCGCTGTTCACGGACGCTATCGAAGGCGCAACTCGCGTGCGGACGATTCCGGCTGACGAAATTGCAGATATTATCTGCAATCCCGACGACGCGAAAGAACCGTGGTATTACAAGCGCTGCTGGAGCCAGTCCATCTTGAACATGGACAGCGGCGCGACGACGCACGCGGAACGCACGGCCTACTATCCGGCGCTTGGCTTCGAGCCTGACGACCGCCGCGACGCAATCGGCGGCGCGCCGGTGCTGTGGGACTCGCCCTGCTACCACGTCAAGGTGGGATCGCTGAGCGACATGAAATTCGGCGTGCCCGAAACGTATCAAGCAATCGACTGGGCACGCGCCTACAAAGGCTTCCTCGAAAACTGGTTTAGCATCGTGAAGGCATACGCGCGCTTCGCGTGGCACGCGAGCGGCAGCGGCGGTCAGCAGATGGTCGACCGGCTGAAAACGCGCCTGAACGCGAACACGGCAAGCGGCAGCACGCTCGACACAAACCCGCCGTCGACGACCGCAAGCACGTTCATCGGCTCGGGCGTGAAGCTCGACCCGATCAAAACGGCCGGCGCGACGACGAGCGCGGAAGACGGGCGGCGCGGCCTGCTGATGGTCTGCGCGGCCATGGGGCTGCCCGAAACGTTCTTCGGCGACGTGTCCACCGGCAACCTCGCCACCGCGAAATCGCTCGACCGGCCCACGGAACTGAAGTTTCGCGACCGGCAGGAGCTGTGGAAGTCGATCCTGATCACGATCCTCGAATACGCGATCGCGCGCAACCAGCGCGCCGCGAATGGGCGCTTGCGCCTCGCGGGCAGCGAGCAAAAGCCGCAGATCCGCGTCACGTTTCCACCCATCCTCGAACACGATATCCGCGAGCAGATCGGCGCGATTGTGCAGGGCGCGACGCTCGACGGCAAGACGCCGACGGCGATTACGTGGAAGACCACGGCGCGCCTGGTGCTGGAGGCGTTGGGCGTCGAGGACGTGCAGGCGGAACTGGACGCGCTTGAGGACGAATGGGACGACGCGGAAACGGACGAGCAGCGGACACCCGCGGTCGCCGAGGCGCTGCGCGAGCTGCGCGCCGCGATCACGCGACTGCACGAGGCACGGATAGCAGCCTGAAAGGGGAACGAATGGAACCATTGACGGACGCACAGCAAAAACTGGTCGAACAGAACCTGTGGTTGGTCGGGTGCATCACGAAAGCGATTCACGCCAAACTGCCCGCCAGCGTAGAGTGGGACGATGTCGAGCAGGCCGGATGCCTCGGCCTGATCGATGCAGCGATACGCTTCGATCAGTCTCTGGGTGCGTCGTTCGTGACATTTGCCCGTTGGCGGGTAAATGGAGCCATCCGCGATTATCTGCGCAGTCTCGATTTTGTTTCCAAAGAGGAGCGCTCGCGAATCACGGCGGGCGAAGCGTGCGAGCAGGTTCAAATGCGGGTAGATGATCTGTACGCGCAGCCGCGCGACACTGCGGCCTCACCGGAAGAGCTGAGCATGGCCGCCCAGATCACGGCGCAGATCGGCACGCTGATGGAAAGCCTGAATGGGCGGCAACGCACAATTCTACGCGAGTACTACTTCCAAGATCGAACAATGTCCCAAATCGGAAAAGGGATGGGGGTGAAGGAGGCCCGCATCAGCCAAGTGCACAAAAAGACCATCGAGCAGCTTCGCCAGGAGCCCGGCTTCCTCTCGCGCAAATCCGTGTTTCGCTTTGCGATGAATAGCGGTCTGCTTACCCTGTTCGTATTGGCGCTCTCATTCGCGCCGGCAGCCGACGCGCAAACGCCCCTGGACGCGACTGGGCGAGGCTGCCGCGGCAACGCCGTGCAGGTTGTGCTCACCGTGCCGCTCGCGGCCGGCGCGATCACCGTGCCTGTGCCTGTGTGCGCGACGCTTGGGCCGGGGCTGACGCTGAACACGGCGGTGAACCCGCCGCGGCTGGAGGCTGCGCCCGTTGCGATGCCGCGCGCGGTGATCGAGCGCTTTCCGCTGCCGCCGGATCTTCCGGCGTCGCAAACAACGGCATCGTTCACGCTGAAAAACACGCCAACGGGCGCGATCCTGGGCGGGTTTCGCTCTTCGCGCATAGGCGGCGAGGTAGTAGATTTTCTGAAGGCGGGCGGCGACAAGCTGCTCACAATCAAAGTGCCAAGTTATCGGCCGTTCACGGCGGACGACGAGCTGGCGGTGCTGTATTGGACTTTGGAGGCCGAATGAGCCAAATCACATATCACGGACCGACCGTTCCGGCTGAACGCGCGTTTTCGATCACGCCATCCGACAGCGCGGATCTGGCGCGCACAACGCGTGCGGTCATGGTTTCCGGCGCCGGAAACCTGAACGCGATTTTAGTGCTCGACGACGAGCCCGTTGTGCTTGCGCTGAGCGCGAACGTGGTTTATCCGCTGGCGATCAGGCGCGTGCTGTCGCGAAGCACCACGGCGACGGGAATCGTGGGGCTGGCGTAAACCATGGCTGCAATCGCGTCAGGCGCGGCGGGCAACTGGTCGTCGACCGGGACGTGGACGGGCGGCGTCGTGCCTGGAAACGGCGACACCGTGACGATTGGCCATGCAGTCACCGTGGACGTGAACACAACCGTGGGCCACTCGCCAGGCGCGGCAGACGCGACCGCCGCGATCCTGACCAACGGCAGCGGGTCCCTGACGGTGGCCGCTGGCATCACGCTCGTGGTGCGCGGCGATATTCGTCTGAACAACGACGACATGACGCTCAACGCCGGGTCGGTCCTGGAATTCGATGCGAGCGCGGCCGCGTCGCCATCGACCGCGCGTTACGTGCTGCAGATTGGAACTGCCAATTTGCAAAGCGCAAGGCTGTACATCTATGGAGCTGCTGGCAATCGCGCGATCATCCGCAGCAACGCGGGCGGGGCGAACGGGCGAATCAACGGCGGCGGGTTTCAGATGGGCGGAAATATCACAGGGTCTTACTGCAACTTCGTGCGGATCGGCGATGCCAGCAACGACGCCATCGTGTTTTACATCGGCTCTGCCGCGGCGGCAACGTTTTCGCTGGAGTACTGCGATTTCGACGCGTGCGCAAGGGTGACCAGCAACGGCGTAATCCATATAAACTCCGTTCTCCTGATATCCCATCTGACCTTCCGCAGCTCAGTCGGCACCAGCAACCTAAATGTCCAAGTAGGAGCCACGGTCGCAACGGGCTCTCGCCGCGTCGAGTATTGCGTCTTCGACAAACCAGTTTCTCTCGTCTCCGTGTGTGATATTCAGATACGTGGAAACCTGTTCAAAGGCGACTTAGGTTCGATGACCGATGCAGGGGGACCGTGGGCTAGTTTCACGGAAAATCTGCTGTACGGCGTATTGAACCGCATTATGCACGGTGACAGTTCAAACTGTGTGGGCATCAACACTTCAGCGAGCAACCCACACTATTTCTTCGGGTCACCCAACCGCGACACGCTGTGGGATGGGTGGGTCTTAGAGTATGAAGGCACAACCGCAGGTGGCGATGTCTTTTGCGGCGGATCACCTTCTGTGGTGCGAAACTACACCGTACGCAACACGATACTTCTGCCGAACGCGGCAGGCACCGCCTCGGGCGTTTTTTTTAGCCTTCTGGGCAACGGAAACCAGCGTTGGGTAGCTGAACACAACACATATTTTCTTGGTGCAGCGTATGACGCCGGGATCAGGCACGGCGAAACCGAGTCGGGGAGCCAGCACGCGGGAACGCTGCAAGCTATTCGTTCAAATTTGGTCTGGGATACAGAGATTCGAGGCTGGAAAGTTACGGCCAACACGCTTCCCGGCACAACCGACGCGTTGGTGCTAGGCGACTACAACGGCGGCCACAACTTCGCCGCCGGAGCCGCTGGCAAAGGTTACAACACTACAACGACCACGCCCCCCGGCGCGCATGACGTGGAAGCCGATCCGCAATTCGTGGACAACACGCGATGCTTTCGCACCTGGGACGCCGCGCTTGGCGGCCCCGGCACGAACGCGAACGCGCTCGCGGAGCTGTCGAAGATGAACGATGACAGCGGATACAACACGGAATACAGTTTGACGAACTATCTGGCGTGGGTGCGCGCTGGCTTTGCGCCGCAAAACGCCGCGTATAAGGGCACGGCACACGATGGCGGCGATATTGGCGCTGTTCCTGTGCAGGTGCTTACGACGCCGAGCGGCCCCGGCGTCGCTATTTCCTGTTCGCTTTCGATCTAAGATGCACACGCTACTTGCCGCGTTGCAGCGCCTTGAAGAGGCGCTCGCCGTGTCCACGATGCTGCGCCACCGGCGCAGCCACGAGCGCAAGCTGCGCCGCCTGGTGCGCCGCATGTTTCGCGAGCAGGCAGAAGAGGTGGCAGGATCGCTGTTGCGGTTTTGGCCCCCAACTGAAGCCACGCTGAGCGCACAACTGTGGACAGTTTCTTTTTCGCACACCGGAGCGTTCGGCGAGCTGCTCGAAGCCGCGTACAAACGCGGTGAGGCAGACGGCGAACGCGAGCTGAACGAGGACGTGCAGCCGCCGCTTACGCGCGATATGCGCCGGCGCGCGGCCGAGCGGATCGCGGGCATCGACGCGACGACGCTGGATCTGCTGCGCAGGCTGATCGAGCAGGCCATCGGCGAGGAATGGGCGTACACGAAACTCGCGGCCGCGATTCGGCGGCTGTTCAAGGATTTTGGGCGCGCCGTGCCACAGCGCCACTTGCGCGATCGCGCTGAGCTGATCGCGGTAACGGAGATCGGGCAGGCTTATATCGACGGGCAACTGGACAACGCGGAGCGCCTGGCGCAGCGCGGCGCGAACATCGAGAAAAGCTGGCTTACCGTGGGCGATGACCGCGTAAGCGACGGCTGCCGCGGCAACGCGGGGGCAGGGTGGATACCACTGGCGCAGGCCTTTCCGTCAGGGCACGGCGGGCCGCTGCGTTTCCCCGGTTGCCGCTGCGCGCTCCAGACACGAAGGCGGGTGACTACGTGATTCGCACGCTGCCCTATGGCCGACCGCCTAGTTGCGATTGCGGCGGCTGCGATACGTGCCTTCATCGGGCGTACGTGAGGCGCGACCGCATGCGCAAGCTGCTCGGGTGGCTACCGAAGGAGCAGCGCAAGGAGCGCTGGATGAGTTCGTTTGCCAGTGTGTACTGGTCCGAGGTATACCGGCGCGGCGTGGGCTTTCAACCGAAAACCTATCGATATTGAGAGATGCTATGAAACTTTTGATGTTACTTTTTGCCTCGTTTTTCACGGCGCACGCCCAGGTGTGCGTGCCCGTGCCCACACCCGGAACCACGATCACGCAATCCACGCTCGACGAGCTGCGCAAGCGCGGCGCGCTCGCGCCTGGCCTGTCCGCGTTCGCGAGCCTCGAAGCGTTCGCGATGGCGTTCGGCGGATCGCTGCCGTACATCCCGCAGGCACCCGGCGATGCGAAATTCTGGGCGGATTTCACGCCTGGGGCGGACTATGTGACGCTCGACGGATCGCTGGATACGTCCGACAAGGCGACGTGGAGCGACTTCTCCATGACCGTGTATGGGCGCACAGTGGCAGGATTTTATCAGGACCGCGCGAAGGCCAAGGACAAGGTGTTCGCAAAGATCCCGCGCTGGAAGCGCTTCACGGTGGCCGCGCCAGCGAGCATGAACATGCTGCTGGGCGTTGGCCGGCCTGGACCGCGTACCGTCACCGTGGGCGAAGCGCAGTACCCACTGGCCAGGTACATGGATGATCCCGTCGGCGACAACGGCAAGCAGTGGTCATGGCCGCGCAACCACATCGCGCGGTTCAATCCGGAGACCGGGCAAGTCGAAGCCTGCGACTACCAGGAATACGGACGCGCGTTTCCCATCGTGACCACCGTCAGCGTCGGCACGGGCGGCGCGGGCGCGATTCGCGTGCGTGGCATGTCGGACGAGGCGTTCCTCGCCGCCGTGGGCGCGGCGCTGTTCGGCGGCGGCACGCCAGCCGAACGCGTCAGTGCGATCCTGAAGAACCTGGAGGTGCAGTAGCGTGATCGAAGAAACCAACGACAACAACGAGCAGGTTGCGCTTACACCGCGCTCGGAGGTGGCGGTTTACACCGCTTTGCAGCCTATCCAGGCGTTAGAGGATCACGCATTCGCGAGCTACGAGGGGATGGAGCAGAACCTCTCGACCGGCGAAGCCATCGTGGACGGCATTCAGACCGGCTGGTACTTCGAGCGCGCTGTGCAGATCCTTCCCACACCGTGGGACATGGAGACCGGACGCCATTTGATGTATGTCGCGCCGTGGGCGTTCGCCACGCTGGCGACCGCACGCCGCGTGCTCGACCTGATGCAGGCGCACACGCAAATGCGCCTCGTGTTGTTCAATGGCGACCAGAACCTGCATTTCCCCACCAGCGTGCTGCAGCGGCACATTGGCGTGAAGGATCAGCCTAAGCGGATCGCCGTGAATGCGGGCTTGATCGCGTCGTACATCGCGCGGACCACGGCGCGACTGAGCGATGGCGCGGGCGGAACGCGCATCGTGCAGAACAATCGGCTTGCTATCGCGGGCGCAATCGAGTCGCTGGCGCGGGCGATTGAATAAGCGCTTTTAACGCTGGTATAGGATTCGGATCGCGAATCACGGCACCATTCGGCACATACGTTTGCGAGCCGTCGCGGAAGTGAATGTTGTAGCCGAATACTTCCATCTGCCTCCATGGCAATAGCGATCCGAGCGTTGTAACGTCCTCAACGACGGGTTCCATCGACACCCACGTCACACCACGAAACAGGTACCACCTTCGGCGCGGCGGGGATCGAGATCAGATTCTGCCCCGGCTGCCATAGCAAGCGCTCCGGGTCCGGCGCGACGAACGCGGCGGCGATGGCGGCGAGGAACGAGCGGCGGCGCATAGCTCAAGTATCGGAAAAAACGGCCACCCGAGGGCAACCTCCGGTGGCCGCTTCTTTTAGAGCGACACACCATGTTTCAAAGATTACTCGAAGTAGGCCGCAAGATCAGCAAAGCCAACCGCGCCAAACTCCACGCCGCGATGGAGAAGCTGCGCGAGCTGATCGACCAGACGGTCGAGACGGACACGGACGCAACCGAGGCGGATCGCAGCTACAGCAACAAGGAAAAGCTGCTGCGCGCCGCGATCAAGGACAAGCTCGCGCCGCAACCCATCGCGGGCGTGACTGAGCACTTCTACGGCTACATGCAGGACGTGTTCGACACCTGGTGCGTGTTCTGCGCGGCCGACAGCATGTACCGCGTGGACTACGTGATCGGCAGCGACGGCGCGGTCACGCTCGGCGAGCCGCGCGAAGTGATCGCCCGCACCGTGTACGAGGACGCGCCAGTCAGCGAGGCTGCGGAAACGCAGATCCTCGGCGATTGCGTGCCGCTGGTCGAGGCGAGCGCCACCGTACCGCTATCCGAATCCACCGCGCTGCTGAAGCTGATCTCACCCGGCTGGGGCACGTCGGGCTACTACTCGCCCGCGCTGCTCAAAAACGCGGCCGGCAAATTCACGAAGGGCCTGAAAATGTACTGGAACCACCAGACGGCGGCCGAGGAAGCCGCGCGTCCGGAGGGAAACCTCGACCACCTCGCGGGCGAGCTGCTCGAAGACGCGGCCTGGAACGAGTCAGGACCCACGGGTCCTGGCGTGTACGCGAAAGGGAAGGTGTTCGACCGCTACGCGCCGCACGTCAAAGACCTCGCGCAACACATCGGCGTGTCGATCCGCGCTTTCGGCACGGCAAAACCCGGCGAGGCCGAGGGCCAACGCGGCCCGGTGATCGAGAGCATCGCGAAGGTGAAAAGCGTGGATTTCGTCACCGTGCCCGGGCGCGGCGGCGAGATTTTGAGTTTATTCGAAGCCGCAGGGCGGAGGCCCGCGACTGAACCCCCACAACCACAGGAGCAAGAAATGAACGAAGCCCAAATCAAAACTCTGCTCGAAGCGGAACTGAACCCGCTGCGGGCCGAGAACGCGGCCTCCCAACGGGAAGCCGCACGGCTGCGCGAGGCGCTCGCCTTGCGCGACGCGAAAGACTTTGCCACGCGCAAGCTCGCCGCTATCGACCTGCCCGCAGCCACGAAGGCGCGGCTGGCGGAAGCGCTGCCCGCGCGCGCCACGGTGAAAGACGGCGTGCTCGACGAGACCGCGTTCGCCGCGGTGGTCGAGGCTGCCGTGCAGGAAGAAGCGGCCTACCTGAAAAGCGTCGGAATCGGCAGCGGGCGCATCGTCGGCATGGGCGAAGCTGCCCCACCGCAGGAACTCGATCCGGCGAAAACCAAGGAGACGCTCGCCACGCGGCTCGCCAAGTTGGGCGGGCTGAGCGAGGCAGGCGCGAAGATCGCGGCCGAGGGCCGCAAGCTGGTCGCCTAACCCGCCCCCAGCGAGAAAAAACAGGAGCAAAGGAGACAAAACTATGGCGGCAGGCGATCTCATTCGCAAAGACGCATGGACGCTCGCGGTGGCGTGCTCGGATCCGAGCACCCCGGCCAAGGGCGCGCCCGTGCGGTTCGGCTATTTCACCGGCGTCGCACTGACGGCGGAAGGCGATGGCGGCAACTCGGCAACGCAGACCAGCGTGGACTTCGGGCCCAACGTGTGGGACCTGAGTGTCAAGGCAGTGGACGGCAGCGGCAACAGCGCCGTTGCGGTCGGCGACCCGATTTTCTACGTTGACGCCGACACGCCGAAGCTCAGCAAAAAGGCTTCCGGATACCTCTTTGGGCACGCGCTCGAAACTATCACCAGTGGCGAGACCGACACGATCAAGGTGCTGAAAAGCCCTGTGATCGGCAGCGGCGCGTATGGCAGCGGCGGCGTGGACACCACGCAACTCGCCACCGGCGCAGTCACGGCTGACAAGCTCTCGGCCACGCTCAAAAAGGGCTTCATTCCGCTCGACATCACGCAACTGCGCATCATCGCGGCGAACGTCATCGGCAACACATCGGAGGGCATGCTGCTTGACGGCAACACAGCTCCGATTCTCCAGCGCGTGAATAGCGCAACGGACAAGGCGCTGCGCGTGACGTGGGCGGCATCCTCCTCCGTCGAGTGCCAGTTCCCGCCCGTTCCGAAGCCTCCGGACCTGGACGGCGCATCCGCGTTGACGGTGCATCTGATGTTGGCGAAGGACACCAACACCGACAACACGGTAACCGTGGACATCCAGGTGTTCGACGGCGTTGGCGACACCGAATGCGGCGCGGCCACCGCAGCGCTCGCGGCAGCGACGCTCGCCGAGTACTCGGCTAGCGTTTCGGCTGGCGACCTCGGCGACCACCCCGGATTCCTCAACATCTCTCTCGTCCCCGGCACTCACACCACCGACGCGATCTACCTCTACGCCGCGTGGATCGAATACACCCGCGCGTAAGCACGGAGAAACAAGGAGACACAACACACCATGAAAGAAGTCAATTTCCAATACGCTGGCGTTTTCGACGGCGCGTTCTCCGATGGCTTCCTGCCCGCTGCCAAGCGGGCAGCGCGGGCACAGATGCGCGAGGCGCGCGTGGCCGAGGCCACCAAGCTCTGGCTTGAGGTGATCGAGGGCGGGCAGGACCCGTACCTGCTCCGTCAAGCATTCAACCCCACGTCCAGCATTGCGGCTGAAATGCTTTGCCGTCGCTACCCTGTTCTGTTCAACGAGAACATGGGCACAAGCGACTTCAGCGCCTTGACCGCCGACGTGCTCGACCGCATGTTGCTCGGCAACTATGCGGCCACGCCCGAAACGTTCCGCCTGTACTGCAAGGTGCGCACGCTGCGCGATTTTCGCGACGTGAAGCGCTTCGCGGTCGACGGCGCGGAAAAGCCCTGGTCGAGCGTGCCCGAACTCGTCGGACATGATCGGCAGAAGCTCTCGCAGGGCACGCCCTACACGTACGCCCCGCTGAAGTACCTCAGTGGCGCGGAGCCGATTTCGTGGGAAGCCATGGTCAACGATGATCTCGGCATTTTCACCGATTTGCCCCAGCGCTTCATTCGCGGCGCCGTACGGACGAAAGAGAAGTTCGCGACCAGCCTGTTCTGCTCCAGCACAGGGCCGGATTCGACGCTGTACAGCGTCGGCAACGGCAACATCGTGACCAGCAACCCGGTGTTTTCGAACGCCGCCATGGGCACGGCGTTGGGCATACTGATGGGCCGCACCGATTCCGGCGGCGACCCGATCATGATTCCCGGCACGTTCTATCTTGTGCACCCGCCGGCCTTGTACAACGCCGTCCAGAACTGGGTCAACCAGGTCACAGTGGACGTCGTCGAAGCAGGCGGAACAGCGAACCAGACGGTTCGCGTCGGCAACTGGATCGTGCAGAACGTGAAGCCGATCATGAACCCGTACCTGCCCGTCATCGACACCACGCGCGGCAATACGGCGTGGTATCTGTTCGCGGACCCGAACGCCAACGGCCGGCCCGCGCTCGAAGTGGGCGAACTGCGCGGCTATGAGGCTCCGGTGATCCTCGAAAAGGCACCGGAGACGATGCGCGGCGGCTCGCTCGTGCCCGAGCTGGGAAGCTGGGAAACGATGGCCCGCGAGATGAAAGGCCTCGTCGTGTTCGGCGGCGCGCAGATGGATCCGAAGACCACCGTCGCTTCCAGCGGCGCTGGCTCGTAACGACCTCTCACCTGTAAATCACCACCAAAGACGCACAGGGAGACGTGTGCGGCGGCGTCGTGTGTTCCTCCGAGCCGCGCCGCTGCACTACGCTTTTTCGCACTTTCGGAGGTTTGCATTACAAACATGCTATTTGTGCTGCGCGCGATCGCACTCTCTCTTGTTCTCGCCGCGTCCGCCGGCGGCTTGCCGCCAGACGACGAGGGCAAGTTAAACGGATTTGCCGACGCGTACAACGCGTACGTGATGGCGCTGAAACGCGGCGAGCGCAGCATCGAGCACTGGAAGCGCGTAGAACGCGCCTGGGAGCGATTGAAATGACCATCAGTAGCGCAGTGAACGGCACGGACGAACGCCTCGACGTGCTGATCGCGTTGTTCGAGCAGCTCGTGGCCGAGCTGCGCGTGGCGAACGCGTTGCGCAGGGAAAGCGAATTACCGGCTGCACCCGCAGCCACGGCGAAGAAGAAGAAATAATGGCCTTCACCTACGATCCTTCCACTGACCGCGGCAAGGTCCGCCTGCTCTGCACCGACGTGCAGGAGGCGAACCCGCTTTTTCAGGACGCGGAGATCGACGCGTTTCTTTCGCTGAACACCAGCGTCCGCATGGCCGCGGCCGCGGCGCTCGAAGTGATCGCGGCGAGCGAGGTGCTGGTCTTGAAAAAGATCACGAACCTCGACCTCGAAACAGATGGCCCTGCCGTCGCCCGCGAGCTGCGCGAGCTGGCGAAGCAGCTTCGCGCACAGGAAAGCACGCTCGGCGCGTTCGACATCGCCGAGCAGATCCACGATGACTTTACGCTGCGCGAGTACTACGTGAAGCAGGCGCAGCGCGAGCTGATCTAACCCGCATTCGGAGATACAACACATGAACATCGCACGCCGCACAACGCCGCGCGTGGTCGGCTGGACGCCGCCGCGACCAGGCCAGCCGCTGCCGGACCCGGTACTCGAGGATGACCGCGCCGAGTTTCCCGACGAGGTGGTGAAAGCCATCCTCGGGTGGATGAATCAGCAAGCGCCCGCGTTTTGCTTTCACGAGCCCACGCCGACGCTGGTGTCGTTGCAGGAAGTGAAACCCATTTGCGGGCTCGCCGAGGGCGTGCACCGCGTCAGCATTGTGTACGGGCGCGGCGAAGGCGTGAAGCTGGAGCAGTTCAACTTCACGGCAAGCACGCTCGAATTCACGCTGCGCGACAAATCGAAAGGCCCGATCAGCGCCACGTATCGCTATCTTGGCGTCCGTGATCAGCACGGGCGCGCCATCATTGGCCCGCGCCTCGGCGCGGAGCAGACGCAGACCATCGCCTTGTCGATCAACTAATGCCGCTCGCAAACACAACGCTGATCTCTCCGTACCTCTTCGAGAAGCTCGAAGACACGTTCTGGCTGCATACCTGCACGATTCAGGAGGCGACCGAGACGGCGAACGAGGTGGGTGAGTTGGAGCGCACCTGGGCCGACGTGCCGGGGCACACGCATATTTCGTGCAACCTCGCCTCCGCCAACGCGCTGGGCGAGCAGAAAAGCGAGATGCGGCGCGATAACGCGACTTTTGACGCGAAGACGCGCCACTGCCAGCTCAACGGCTATTACCCGTTGATCGGCGAGGGCATGCGCGCGGTGGTGGACGGCACCGCGTACGACGTTCGCGGCGTGGTGGAAAGCAGCGCGAAAGTGCAGACGAAATTGATTCTGGAGCTGATCACATGATCAATGTCGGCCTCAATATTGGACCCGAGTTCCTGCACGGCATCGCGCGCGCCGATCAGGCGATTGATCGCGCCGTGACGGACGCGCTGCAGATTGCTGGGATGGAAGCCGCGAACGCGGCACGCCAGCGCGCGCCGTACAAGACGGGCACGCTGCGGCGCTCGATTCAGGTGCGCGAGATTGGACCGCGCGACGTCGCCGTGGGCAGCCTGCTGCCGTACGCGGCGCGCATCGAGTATGGCTTTGCCGGCCGCGACCGCCTGGGCCGCGTGTACAACCAGTCGGCAAAGCCCTACTTGCGGCCGGCCATGGAAGAGACGCGCCAGACGATGGCCAGAATATTCGCGGAGGAAGTGAGGCGGGCGCTTGCCGGAAGGTAACTTCGTCGAGGAAGGCTTCCGCCTTCGCGCGCTCGAAGACGCGACGATTGCAAACCTGATCGCGGCGCGCTGGTACGGGCCGGATCTGCCGCTCGGCACAGCACTGCCCGCTGTCACGGTGCAGCAGATCAGCGGCCGCGCGGAAGAGAGCCACCAGGGGCACAGCGGGATCGAGAACGCGATCTATCAGATCACCTGCTGGGGCAGTTGCCACCTCGACGTGTTGCGCCTCGCGGATCGCGTTCAGAAGCGTTTCGATAAGTGGCGCGGCACGTTGCCGAACGGGATTCAGGTTGGCTACATGTCGCGCTTGGATCGCCACTACGCGAAGGAGCCGGGGCAGAACGTGTATCAGATCGTGCTCGACTTCCGGTGCATGTACCACGCGGAAGCCTAATTCCGAGGAGCTTGTACAACCAGGTGGGAACGTAAAGCCGTGCCTTACAAAACACACGATTTCTGCGGGGTCACGATTCACCACTGCCCGCACTGCAAGTACGACGACGAGGATCTGGCGCGCCTGCGCGCCCACATCTGGAACCGGCACGAGATGGCGCGGCACATGGCCGCGGCGGCCGCGGAAGAACCGCAGGCAGAACTGTACGACGCGCGCGGCGAACGCGTGACGCGCATCGAGCGCGGTTAGACCTTTCCAAAGACCAACAACACAGGAGCGAAACAACAATGCCACGCACAACCATTGCGGCTGTGGCCGTAAGCGGCGGGTACCCCAGCGCGGGCGTCGCGGCGGCTGCCACGGCTGCCGACGCGTCGAATCTTAACCAGACGCCGCACACCGGCAAGAACTTCATCATTCACGCGCGCAATAGTGGCTCGACCACGCGCGCGATCGTGATCACCAGCGTCGCCGATGGCCAGCAAAACCGCACCGGCGATCTCAGCGACACGTTGACGAACGGGCAGACGAAGGTTTACGGGCCGTTCGCCATCGATGGCTGGCGGCAATCGGACGGCAACCTTTATTTCCAGGCGGCACACGCGGAAGTTCTTTTCACGGTGATCCGGTTCTAGGGAGGAACAGATGGCAAGACAAGCACACACGCACCAAACGGGAACGGGCAAATACCCCGTCCTGGCCGACCTCGGCGAGTTGACCTGGCTCGCGGCCGACGCGGCGGAATTCGAGCAGACCGAGTATCACGACCGCGTCGTGATCCTGGCGCGCAACGTTTCCGCCGACACCGATTACGACGTGACGATCACGTCCGTCGCTTCGAGCCTCACCGGGCGCACCGGGACGCTTACGTTCGAGCTGCCGTTCGGAGAAACCATGCTCATCGGCCCGCTGGGCGCGGACGGCTGGCGGCAGAGCAACGGGCAGCTTTACTTCGCGGGTGAAAACGCGGCAATCGAATTCGCCGTCGTGCGGCTGTAAGCAGCACCGGCTGAGGACACAAGAAGGAGAAACACGATGGCACTATCTACCACTGCTGAACCCGCATTCGGAACGCTTTTGAAGCTTTGCACGGATGCCAACGGAACCTCGCCGACGACCATCGCCGAGGTGAAAGACATCAACATGAACCTCGACGCGCAGATCGAGGACGCAACCACGCATTCCAATTCCGTCCCATGGCGCGTCAAGGTGGCGACGCTGTTGAACATGGGCACGGTCGAGTTCATGGTCAACTGGGTGCCGACTGCGGCCTCCCATAACGGAACGGCCGGCATTTTGTACGTGTTCACGCAACGCGAAGAACGCACGTACCAGCTCGTCGAAACCGACGCTGGCGAGACCACGTACGAATTCAACGCAATCGTCCAGGCGATCAAGATGGGCCGCCCCACGGCGTCTCTGCGCTCGGGCAACGTCACGCTCGCCGGGACTGGCCAGCCCGACTTCGACGCGTAACCACAAACCAATCGGAGGAACACATGCAACCAATCGAGATCGAGCTGGGCGGCGCGAAACGCCGCCTCGCACTGAACGAAAACGCGATCATCGCCCTGTACGATGTTGCCGGGGCGGATTTCTTCGCGCTCGGGCAGCGCCTCGCCGCGAAGACGCACGACGAGAAAGGCGAGCCGCTGCTCGGCGAGGACGGCAAGCCCATCGCGCCGGTGCTCTACGCGGAGAAGATGCGCATCACGCGCCTGATCGCGTGGGCGCTGCTTTCGCAGGGAATGAACTGGGACGGGCGCGCCGACACGCTGCGCACCGTCGGCGAGTGGCTCGCGGATCCGAAAAAGAAGATCGAGGTGATGGAGGCGGCCAGCCGCATTATCGAGGACTACCTGTCCGAGATGGGCTTCGTTGCGCGCGAGTTCGAAGGCCAGCTTGCCCCATATGTGCCGACGCCGCATCACGTCGTAATGCGTATGATCGCGATGGCGCAGCTCGGCCCCGGCACGCACGCCGTGGACCTGGGCGCCGGCGATGGCCGGCTCATGCTCGCCGCGCTCGACAAAGGCGCGAGCGTCGATGGCGTGGAGCTGCACCCGGTGCGGTATTCGGCGCTACTCAAAAGCATCGCCGCGCACCCCAATTGCGGGCGAGCGTATGTGCAGCAGATCGACATCCGCAACGCCGCGTTAGGCGACGCGGACGCGGTTTTCCTGTATTTGCTGCAATCCTCAAACGCTGAGCTGAAGCCGAAGCTGCTCGCCGAGTGCAAACCTGGCGCGCTCGTAATCTCGCACGATTTCTCGATGCCGGACTGGACACCGGAAGCCGTCGAGCACGTTCACGTGGAAGGGCGCACGCACACGATCTATGCCTATCGCATCCCCGTCGCCCCTGCTATTACTGCCACGGCGTGAGATCACGCTCGCGGGCGAGCCCGCGGTGATGGCCTGCACGCTCCTGTCGATGTATCGATTCGAGCAGGAGGCGGGGCGCAACCCGGCGCCGGGGCGCGCCATGACACGCACGCTGATCTGGTCGCTGCTGGTCACCTTCCAGCCGCGCCTCACCGTTCGCGACGTGGGCGCGCTGGGGCCGCGCGAGTACGCGCTGGCGGTCGATGCCGCGGCCTCGCTCATCGCGCCGACTGGCGGGGCGCAGGACGCGAAGGAACGGCCTGCGGACGCGAAGCCCTTGGAGTGGCGCGAGACGTGGGCGCTGGGCCGCTTCGACCTCGGGCTTTCCGAATCCGAATTCTGGCACCTCTCGCCGGGGCTGTTCGACGCGCTCTGGCACCGCGTCGAGCTGGCGCACGAGCGCACGCTCGAAGGCCACGCGATGGTGTGCGCCGCCGTCACCAACGTGCACATCGACCCGGAGAAAGGCTCGCCCGTCTCGCCGGATTTCTTTATGCCCGGCGAGCGCGGCAAGGCGGAACACGCGCGGATCGCGGCGGAGCAGCGCGCGGCGCTGCGGGCGAAGCTGCACGACGGCATGGCGTTGCTCGGTGGGCAGAGGAAATAGATGGAACTCGAAGGCATCTGGATCAAAGTTGGCGCGAAGTTCGACGAGGTCGACAAAGCCCTGGCCAAGCTCCCATTTGACGCGCAGAAAGCGGCGTCGCAGATGGAGCAGGCCTTCAAGCAGGTGGGCATTCGCAACCTGGAGAAGGAATTCCGCGACGCGCAGGCCGCCTTTGAGGTGCTGGAGCGATCCGGCACGCTGAGCAGTAAGCAGCTCGCCGACGCGGCCGACAACGTACGCCAGAAATACGCCGCGTGGAAAGAGGAACTGGACGATAGCGGAGCCTCGCTGGCGACATTCGGGCAACAGGCCGCCACTATCGGGGCGGCTTTGACGGCCGCTGTCACAGCTCCACTCGTAAGCCTGGGCACCGCGGCTTTCAAAGCCGCTGAGGCGCTCGACGGCGCGTTCGACAAGATCCGCGTCGGCACCGGCGCGACGGGATCACAGCTCGACGCGTTGCAGGCAAGTTTCCGTAACGTGTTTCAGTCCGTGCCCGACGACGCGGCAAAGGTCGCACAGGCCATCGCTGATCTGAACACTCGCACCGGGCAGGTTGGCCCCGGCCTCGAAAACCTCTCGCGTCAGTTCCTCGACCTGGGCCGCATTACCGGCGAGCAGATCGGGCCGTCAATCGCAAAAATCACCCGACTGTTCGGCGATTGGTCCGTCGAGGCCTCGAAGCAATCGAGCACGATGGACATGCTGTTCAAGGTGTCGCAGGCGACGGGCATTTCCGTCACTGCGCTCGCGGATAAACTCGTCTACGCCGGCGCGCCGTTTCGCCAGCTCGGCCTTTCCGTCGAGCAGTCCGCGATCATGCTCGGCAAGTTCGAAAAGGAAGGCGTCAACGTCGAACTCGTCATTGGCGCGATGCGCACCGCGCTCGCCAAGTTCGGTAAGGCGGGCGACGAGCCCGTTGCCGCGTTCAAGTCGCTGGTCGAGTCGATCAAGAATGCCGACGTGGCGCAGGGCAACCTGATCGCGGCGCAGGTCGTTGGCACGAAGCGCATGGCCGACTTCGCGGCGGCCGTGCGTGAAGGCCGCCTGGATCTGGACGGGCTGTTCAAGGTCGTGATGTCGAGCGGGGAAACGATCAAGAAGGCAGCAGAGGACACGGCGGACTATGGCGAAGCCTGGGGCAAGCTGAAGAACCAAGTAACAATTGCGCTCGAACCGCTCGGCGCAATCCTGTTCAATACCCTCACCAAGATCGTGCAGCAGATGCAGCCGGCTATCGACCTGGTCGCGTCGCTTGCGAAATCGTTTGCAGCGCTTCCTGCGCCGGTGCAGACCGCCGCTGTCGGCTTCGCCGCGCTCGCGGCTGCCGTGGGGCCTGTGCTGGTGGCCGTGGGCGGCATGGCCGCGGCGTGGCCTACCGTGGCGAGCGGCCTCAGCATGGTTGGTGTGTCTGCAGCAGCGCTCACGGGCACAATGGCCGCGCTTGGTGCTGCGCTGGGCGTGGTCGCGGCCGCATTCGCGGCGTTCAGTGCGGTGAAAGCGTTTCAGTCGTTCCGCGAGGCAGAGAAAGACGCCGCGGCTGCCGGGCAGATGCTCGCTACTTCCGTGGCACGCCTTGAGGCGACCGCCTCGAAGATGGGAATCACCGTTGACAAGACGGGTAAGTCGGTTGAGCAGTACGCCCTCGAACTAAACAAGGCAGTCCGAGCACATCCGGAGTACCAGGCCAAGCTCGAAGCGGCGGCCAAGACGCAAGCACAGATGCCCCCAGCGGTGGATGCTAGCGCCGCGGCCGTGGCGCGTTTGGTGGCCCAGCAAGGCGCGGCAATCACCGCGGCAATGAAATCGGCGGCGACGCATGCGGAGTCAGCCAAAGCCGTCGCAGCCACAGCCGAAGCGCACAGAAAGGCTGCCGAAGCCGCTGCCGCGCATGGCAAGGCCTTGGTTGACCTCATCAACCAGCGGCACATGGAAAGGCTGGCTGCCGAAGCGGCGAAGGCAGCGGCTGAAGTCGACCTCGCGTTTGAAGCGTTGCAGTCCGGATTAAAAAATATGGCCGTGGATTTGAAGGCCATCGGAAACGAGGGCGTCGCTTACCTCGACTCGCTGGGAATTGGCATCGGCGAGCTGGGCAGTGAAATCCAGAGCGCCTCGCAAAAAGCCGCTGATCAAGTATCCTCCGACTCGGGCCGAATCCAGACCGGCATGCAGAATGTTGGAAAGCAAACGGATATGCTCGGTCGCCAGATCAGCACCGTGTTTGACGACTTCGGCAAGAACATCTCGTCCGCCATCCTCAAGTGGGACGGCTTCGGAGCCGCAGGCCGCAAAGCCGTGGAAGCCGTGGCGGAAGTGATTGTGCGCACGCTTGTCGATGGCGCGCTCAAGTCTGTCATGAAGGGGCTCGGCTCGATCACAGATTCGCTTGGCGGCATCGGTCGGAGCATCGCGGGCCTGTTCGGCGGCGGCGGCGGCGGCGTGAACCACAACAACGCCGGACCCGGCGGCGGCCTCAGCGGCGCGGCTGGTGCGGCTGGTGGCGTCGCGGGCATGATCGGCAGCATCGGCTCGCTGATCAGCGGCGTGATCGGCAATTTCCAAATGTCGGGCATGAACAAGACGCTCGACTTGATCGAGAAGGAAGTGCGCTACTCGCAGATCCACCTGCAGTACATCCTTGAAATGGCCAACACCTGGTGGCCATGGCTCGACAACCTCGCGCAGCTCCAGCGCCTCGAATCCATCGAGCGCGTGCTGTACGAGCAGAAGGCGATTCTGGACGCAGGCCTGCGCGTGAACTCGCAAGGGCTCGGCGACGCGCAGCAAACAACGATCAACTGGCTGAAGCACATCGCTGAGGGCGTCTGGGCCACGTATCAGGCCATCGCGAAACCCGGCTGGCAAACCACGCCTGGCGGGCCTGTGCGCTTCACCAACCCGAGCGTGCCGACGAGCGGCGGCGGCGATCCAACGGGATCGAGGCCGCCCGTCACGATCCAGGTGAACGTGACCGGCAATTCGAGCAACCCGTACACGCAGGGCCTGCAAGTGGCGCAGGGCATCAACGCCCTGCTGCCCGCGCGCATCTGATTCCCGCCCGCGTTCCACCTTTTCCACTTTTCACACAGGAGTTTTTTCTATGGCTTCCTATCTCTACGGCCTCGCGCGCCAGAAGTTTCTCGACGGAGACCTCGACTGGTCCGCACACGACATCCAGGCCATGCTTGTGGACGGCGCGGACTACACGCCCGCGCAAAACACGGACGAGTTTCACGACGACATCGCGGGCGCGGGCATCGTGGCCACAAGCGGCAACTTCGCGTCGAAAACGAGTACACTCGGCACTGCCGACGCGGCCGATGTCACGTTCACGAGCGTGACTGGTGATCCGTGCGAGTACATCATCATCATGCGGTGGACGGGCGTGTCTGGCACGTCACCGCTGATCGCGAAGATCGACGACTATACGGGGCTGCCCGTCACACCCAACGGGGGCAACATCAACGTAGCGTGGCCAGCGTCGGGCATCTTCGTGCTTTAGCAGGCAGGCTTCCTCGCCCCGCCGCCTCTACTTTTCACCCGTTGATCGCTTACCGCCACAGGCGGGGATGGGGCGGAAAACCGTGTGGTCTTTCACTTCTAGGAGCTTTTTCCGATGGCCGGTGATATCAAACAAAAATTTGGAACGTCAAACCAGACGCTCACTCTTTCGCTCGCCTCCCTCGCCAACGCCGCAGGCCGTCAAAGCACAGCGGTCGATAACACGTCCAACCTGTTTGCCGATGTGCTGCTCATGGTCAAGTCGCGCTCGCCAGCGTCGGGCACCTCCTCGACTGGCTATCTGCTGATCTATGCGTATGGCTCCGTGGACGGTGGCTCGTCGTACTCGGGCAACGCGACCGGCACGGATGGCGCTCTGACGCCGATCAATATGAACATCGTCGGACGCATCGACATGACGGCGAACGCGACGGATTACAAGTCTCCAATCATGTCGATTGCGGCGGCCTTCGGCGGAGTGATGCCCTCGCACTGGGGAATTGTGGTGGTCAACAATTCAGGCGGAACGCTTGATTCGACGTCGGGCAATCACGCGGCGATCTGGCAGGGCGTGCTGGCTCAATACACCTAATTCAAAGTGCCTTCCATCCTTCATCCTGGCCGGTGGCTGGTCAAGCCGCCTCTCGGCGCTCGTGTCGATACCGGATCTCCGTTTGGTATCGGCATGGTGGGGTGTTTCCCTCTCCAGAAAGAGCACGAAGGCTCAGTCCGCAACCTCATCAGTGGGGTAGTGTATGGCCCCTCTTCCACGGCTCCAACGTGGGAGGAAGGCCGCTACGGCCTCGCGCTCGACGTGGACGCGGCGGGCAAAGGGATCAAGGGCACGGCTGAACCGGCGCTGCGGTTGCAGCGAGTCTCTCTCCTCTGGAGAGGCTATATTCGTTCGACGCCAACAGATTTCGCGAACTTCGCGGGCGTTACTCCGAATGCCACCGATTCGAGCCCCTACACGTCGTATTCGTTCTACAAGAACAATGCCGGCAAGCTGACGTTCGGCTTCAACAACGGAGCGTTTCAAAACAACGGCTTTCGCAACATCAGCGACTTTGTAGCTAACGGCCTCCATCAGTTTGTCCTGACGGTGGACATGCAACCCACCACAGCAGGGCAGCGAGCATACACCGATGACGGTTCCTACGATGGAGGCGGCGGAACCACAGGAACGATCTCCTACAGTGCCGATGCGACGTTTTCCATTGGCGACAACGTTGGTGGACGGGACTCCAACTCCGTTTGCCAATGCGTCTACATTTGGGATCGCATTCTCTCGAAGGAGGAAGTTTCCTCCCTTTGGCGAGAGCCATTCCAGATGTTCAACCCTCCCCGGAGGGCAGTCAAGTATGCATTCTTCCCGCTCGCCGAACCCAACTTGATCGGTTCCACCCCCATCGCGAGCGGAGAGTCCTTCCCCGCTGGCGGTGTAATCGCCGGACCAATTACAGGCAACTCACCCATCGCGTCCGGAGAGAGCGTGCCGAGCAGCGGCACTGTGTCGGACGGCACAATCACCCTCACGGGCGTCTTACCGATCGCGTCCGGAGAAACGTTCCCCCCCGGCGGTATCGCCGAGGTTGCCAGCTCCGTAACCATCGCCAGCGGAGAATTCTTCCCCGCAGGCGGCGTGGTCGCCGGGCCGATCACCGGCGTTACGCCTATCGCGAGTGGGGAGAGTTTTGGTATTGGAGCGCTGATCTACGATCAGCCTGTCACCGGAGCCTCGCCCATCGCTTCCGGAGAGAGCGTGCCGAGCACGGGCTCGCTCTCGCTCAACGTTACCGGCGCGTCGCCGATCGCGAGCGCGGCAAGCGTGCCGAGCAGCGGCGCGCTGTCGTACACGATCACCGGCTACGACACGATCGCGAGCGGCGAAACGTTCCTGCCCGGCGGCGCTGTGCTGCGCGAGGCAACCGGGACGCTGTTCATTCGCGGCCGCGACCGCACAACCTGGCTCAGCGTCAACACGCTAAACATCGTCGAAGAGTTCAACGGCCGCGCCAGCGCGCAGTTCGCGCTGAACGACGTGGGCCGCGCCACGTACAGGCCGAATCCAGGCGAGGAAGTGATCTACTTTCGCGGCACGGATCGCCTGTTCGGCGGCTTTGTGCAGACGATCGTCGAGCAGGCCTTCGACTCGCGCAGCGAGTTGAAGATCAACGTCACCTGCGTTGACTATCGCGACCTGGCGGACCGGCGCACGTACGCGAAAACGTACGAGGGGCCGACGTTCGATCTCCGCACCATCGTCCAGGAAATCTTCGACGCCACGCTGGCGAGCGAGGGTGTGACGTACGCGGCAACGGAGACCGGCACGGTCACCGGCAAGCGCCTCGTTTTCGACGACGAGACGGTGGCAACGTGCCTTGACCGCGTGTGCAGCGTGTTTGGCTTCAACTGGCGCATCGACCACTTCCGCCGCCTGCGCCTGGAGCGCAAGTCTTTCGACGTTGCGCCCCGCGTGATCCGCGACGATGACGGCGTGTGGCGCAACATGCGCATCACGCGAACAAATCGCCAGACGCGGACGCGGCAAGGCGTGCGTACGGCGATCCCGACGGGCGGGCAGCGCACCACCACGCTCGCGGGCAACGGCACGCACCAGTACCTGCTTTCGTATTCGCTGCTTTATGCGCCCAGCGTCGAGGTGAACGACGTTGCGGCAACCGTGATTGCGTACGAGGACCGCGATTCCGCGCCGTGGGATTTCGCGTGGGAGCGCACGTCGAACGTGCTGTATCACAACCCGGCGCAGACGGCCTATACGGCCTCGGACGAGATTGTCGTTACCCACGCGAGCAGCTCGCTGGACGTTTACTGGGCCGAGGACTCGGCCGCGATTGCGCGCGTGGCGGCGCGCACCGGCGGCAGCGGGATCGTCGAGGCTGTAACGAGCGCGAAAAACATTCGCGACGCGGGAATGGCGGCCGCGTTTGCCGAAACGTGTTTCCAGAATTTCGGCGTGGACGTGTCCGAGGTGGAGTTCGAGACGGACACGAACGGCTGGCACATCGGGCAGTGGCTCGATGTGTTCACCACTTCGCCGCCGCTTTGTGGCGTGTTCATCATTCAGCGCGTCCAGCTCCGCGACGTGGGCGGCACGTTCCTGCGCTACAACGTGACAGCGCAGGCGCGCGAGCTGCCGCTGATAGTCGGGATTGAAGCGACGGATACAAGCGAGCTGACCGTAACGACGGAATACCCGCACGGGTTCGGCGGGACGTACGAGGGCGTGAACTTTGGCGGGATCGACGGCTCGCTGGGCGAGCTGCTGAACGGCGGCACCTACGAAGTGACGCCCATCGACCCGTACACGTTCACGATTGACCTCACGCCCATCGACGTGACCGGCTACACGTACGAGGGCGGCGGCGGCGGCACCGACGGCGGCGGCACGAACGGCTACAACGGCGGGCCTGACCCGTTCGGCGGCTACGTGTGGTCCGGAACCGGGCCGGAGCCCGGTGACACCGGGATCGGCGGCAGCGACGCGCTGGTGATCACGGACGTGAACACCAGCACCAACGTGGTTACCACCAGCAAGGCGCACGGCTTTACGAGCAGCTACCCCACCGACAACGGCTTCCGCGCCGCGATCTGGGGTGTGACCGGCGCCGTTGGACCCACCGGCAGCTCGATCAACACACAAACCACGCGCGTGCAGGTGCTGAGCCCCACCACGTTCTTTGCCGCGGACGTGGGTAACCTGTCCGGCGTCGGGAGCGAGCCGTTCGTGAACGACCGGCGCGGGCGCTGCGCGGCCACGGACGATATCATCCGCGTGACGCTCGGCAGCAGCGAGGGGAACGCGCTGCGCACCATGCTCGCGGCCGGCACGTATGTAGGCACGAACCTCGACCAGGAGCGCGCCACGTTCGTGCTCGCGAACGCGATTCCGGGCGTCGCCAGCCGCGCGCTGGCGACCGGCGTGAACGTCACCAACCCCTGGTATGCGCAGAAGGATCTGAGCGTCGCGGAGAGCGTTTCCGTGGTGTTTGGAACGCCGCCCGAGGGCGCGCCTGTTTTGATCGACATCAAACAAAACGGCACCTCGATTTTCGCCGCCGGCACCTACTTGGAAGTGCCTGCCGGAAGCACTGACGTGCACCGCGTGACCAGCTTTCGCGAGGCTCCGCTCGTGATCGAGCGCGACGATAAGTTCACCGTGGACGTGGTCGGCGTGGGCTCGGAGTTCGCGGGCTGCGGCGGTGTGGTGAACCTGATTACACGAGGCTAAAACATGAATGAAGAAAATGTTCTCGAACAGAGAAACGACGCGCCGCCAGCGCAGACGCTGAGCGGAAACGCGCCCATCGCGAGCGCGGAGCAAGTGCTAACCCATGGACAAGACAATCACGGGCTCGACGCCGATCGCGAGCGCTGAAGCGTTCGCACTCACGGATTCGAGCGTCTATCACATCCGCCTGCAGGGCGTCGCGCCGATCGCGTCGGGCGAGTATTTCGAGCCGCCGTCAGGCGTGTCGATTGACCCGCTGAGCGTGCCCACATCCCTTTACCTGAGCTACTAACCAATGCCTGGACCGTATCAAGTCTCCACAGCCGCACATCCCATTACGAATCGCGGTGCGCCCCAAGGGCCATGGGAATACGCGGGAACGCTGTACTGCTTCGCGTTCAGCGCCCTGACGACGCTCGAAGCGTATGCGTCGAGCGACGCGGGCGCAACGTGGACCGCGACCGGCGAGCAGATCGAGATCGGCGGTAATGTGCAGTGCTTCGGCACCTGCAGATCCATCGCGGGCGACTACGTGTATGTGCTCTACGTTGTGCCGGACGGGATCAATGAGAGCCTGGAAGTATCACGTTTCGACCTGGCAACCGGGGCGTTTGATGATACGTCGGCAGCCGGGCCAACGTTGACGAATGGCGCTGGTAACGCGCCGCTGCTGTGGATAGAAGAATCCACCGATGGCGGGTTTGGCGTGATGACGAAGACCTTCCCCGGCAGCGGTGCATCCACTCAGGTCGAGATCTGCACACTGAGTGCCGATCTGAATACGTGGTCAAGTCTGAGTGCACCAGCCGGGCAGACCGACACGGATCACCAGTTCAACGCCGTGGGCATTGCGCGTGGGCTCGATGGCCGCTTGCATGGGTTTGTTCGCAAGCGAATAATCTCCACGGATGAGCATTCCCTGCTGCATGTACTAGTGATCGGGGAAACCGGCAGCGTGGGCACCGCGTTCGACGAGATAGCGGCGGAAATCGACGACGAGGATTTCCAGATCAGCGCGGCGGCGCTTTCCGATGGCACCATCGGCGTGATCTACAACGCGCCCGACGTGGGCGTGGGCACGAACTGGAAGCTGCGCTCCGCGATCGCGACCAGCGCGGACACGCCGTCCTGGACGTATGCGGACATCGACACGTCGGCGGCCGCCGACGCCGGCGTCAACGCGGGGCTCGTAGGCGGCAGCGCCTTCCGCGCCGCCTGGGCGGCCAGCGGCACGATCTACGCGTCAGAGTACTCCAGCGGCTGGAGCGCGTCCACAGCGCTACTGGCGTCGATTGGCGGGGCCTTCTCTGGGCGTGAGGTGGGAAGCGCCTGGGGTTTCTTCTACACGGATTTTTCCGACGATCCGCTGCCGTCGTTCTATTTTTTGGCCAGCGGCGCGGCGCAGACGATCACCGGCGTTGAGCCCATCCAAACGAAAGAGCGCGTCTTCAACACGTCCGGCGTCACCGGCGGCGGCCTCGAAACGTGCGGCACGCCGATCGCGGTCGAGCCTGACAATAGCTGCAACCCGGTGGACCCGGACACGGCGATCGACGCGCCCGCTGAGTGCGTTCCGCAGGGCTACTCGTTTTGAGCCACTTGAGAAAATGGAGGAATGATGAATGCCCCCGGTAAATATCGAGGCGCTGAGCCTGTCTGGAGCGCTGGCGATCGCGGTGATCGCGCTGTGGCGGAAGCTCGACCAGAAGGACGTGACGATCGCGGAAGCGCTGCGGATCCTGGAGCGCTCGGCCGAGGCGAGCGAGCGCTCAGCCGACGCCTCCGAACGCTCGGCCGACGCCTACAAGGCGATGGCGGAAGCGATGGAGCGGCTGCGCGCCTCGCTGCCGCGAACGCGAAAATCAGCGGAGCCTTAGTGCGGATTCGGGCGGTGGCTGGCTAATTATCACGCGAGCCGGACCAGACCTTCCCGTGGCATTTGCACGTGGATCTGACCGCCGCATGGAGTGATCGGCAGGCCAAAAAAGCACCGTGAATCCGTCAGAAACGCGAGGATCGGACGAGCGCCGTTTGTGAACTCGAAGTGAATGAGCAACCCGGCTTCGTTTCCAGTAGCCGAGTGAAACGTCACATCGTCACAGTGCAGCCAGCCGTCGCGGATGAAGACGTTCATCGCGTTCGCCGTCGCCGAGATGAAGGACTGAGGAACGTCCTCGATATACACCTTGCATCCAAGGTTCAGGTGTTCGCCACGGGGGATACCCTCCACCCGCATGTTCACATCGCACAGCGAGACTCCCACCTTCTGCACCTCGACACCCAAGCTCAGCAGTTCGCGAATTGAATACGGGTACCAAGTCCGTACAGGCGCGGATTGGTCCCGAGCGATAGCCTTGATTCCGGCGACTGCGCACAGGGTTTCAAAAAAGGCTCGTCGATTCACTCATCACCTCCTATAAGAAACTTCGCCTCACCCGTCGAGTGGTTCATCACATCCACGCGAAACCCGTGCATCACGCCATCGCAGAACGCGAGGATGCGCTCTGCGCTGGCGCGCATCGCGTCCCACTCGCCCACGTAATCCGGCCCGTCGCCGCGCGCCGGTGAGTGAAAACTCACCTGGCCATGCGGCAGATCGACGTACAGCACCCACGGGTTCGTGAACGCGAGCGGATCGCGTTTCCAGCCGTAGGCGATGCCGAGCGCGTCGCCGTGTTCTTCGAGCGCCGCGCACAGGTTTTGCATCGACCAGGCCTTGCGGTCATAGGCCATACCGCGATACGAGCCAACGCCGCGAATCCCACCGCGATATTTCTTCGCGCGCGTCGAGCACTTCTGTGCGCGAAACAGGTTCACGGCGACGATGCCGGCCGCGCCGCGCAGTTCGAGCGCGGCGTAGTAGGCGCGGGTGAGCGCGCCTTCGCTGCCGTTGAACACTTCGAGGGCTTTCATCTTGCCGCAAAGGCCGCGCGCGTGGGGCGCGGCAGCCTCCAGTCTGAGCGGAACATCGGGCTGCACGGCCCGAGCGGGTGAGAGCGCCCGCAATCGCCGCACGGGACGTAGCGCAGCGCGTAGTCCCAGTGAATGATTTGGCCGCGAAACACCATCGTGTCGATGGCCCGGCCGTTTGTGCGCCTCCAGAAGGCATACATCTGGTGCAGCGGGCCAATGCCCCATGCAGACACTTCTTTCCTAAACCCGTCCCTCCACGCGAAGGCGATCGCCTCATCCTCGGATAGCTCGCAGCCTCCAATCCTGATGTTCAGCATCGGATGAACGTACTGCAGGCCCGTGTTGATCGCGCGCACTTCAATCCGCTCGACCTTAACGACCGGCACCCGAAAAATGAGGCGGCGGAGGCCGGGCTTATACGGCCCGGTGAACAGGTCCGCACGCATTCCGTATCTCCACCGGTTACCGCCGCGAATCGTGTGCGTCTTGCTCCCGTCGAGCACGTAGGGGATGAACTGGTCTTTGAATCCGAGGATCATCTCAAAAACTCCCCGTCTTCAGCACGCCATTCGCGGCCACCTGCCACGTCACCGCGCCCGCCGTTTCCTGCTTCACGATCCACGTCACCGCGTCCGCACCCACGTTGAAGCTACCCACGATGCCCGACGTTGGCCCGATCGCGGGCGTCGCGTCCTGCTTCAGCGTCGCGCCGCCGCTTGCCGTGCACGCCATCGAGAACGCGGGCGGAGACGGGTTTGAGAGCGTGCAGGTGATCGGGCCTGCGACCGCCGCGACGGTGTTTGTCACCGTCACTGTGCCGGGCTGCTGCGCCAGCGCAGCCAGCGCGAAAAACAGGATCAGGCTTCGCATCGCACCTCCTCCAACACGCCCGCCTCGACGAACGCGACGAATGCCTCGCGCGAATCCACGAACCCGTTGTCTAACCACGCCGCGCAGCGATAGACGCGCCCCTCAAATCGCACGCTGAGCCCCCTGTGCACGAGGAACGGGAACGTGGCCGACTCGAACGGCTCGCAGCGCGCGCGCACCGCGTGCGGCGGATGATCGAGATCGGGCTTCGCGCAGGCGTGCGGGACGTGCGGCTCGATGGGCGCGCCGCACATCGGGCAGGCGCCAGCGGCACCGGACACGGTTTCGAAATGCCCGTAGCGGACGCGGCCTGGCCGCGTGGTGATGATCGCGGCGGCTTCAGCTCGCATTCTGCCCCTCCATTGGATCGAACCGGGTAGCCACCTTCCTCAACGCGCTCGCGATTTCCTGGCGGTCGCATCCGTTCGAGATGTAGTTCACCCGGGTGTCCTGTTCTCCAAACGGGAAAACGAGCAACACGAATCCAACGTTGCGCTCAGCGCCCTTCGCACTCCCGTTGAACGCGGCGTCGAGCGCGGCACAGGTCGCGTTCATCATCAGGCGATACTGCTCGTCGATGGGTTCAGCCTGCATCTTTACCTCGCCTCCTGTAATTTGAACGGCCTCGCCACGCGTTCCTCGACGCTCCCGCCGTGCTTTTTCGCGTACGGCCTCACCCCTTCCTCAATTTCCCGACTCAGCCACGCCTGCCCCACCTGCGCCGCGCGCGTCCGCCGCGCGTTGGCGTGGTGAAAATGCGTGTCGTGTTTCAGGTGGCAGTGCTGGCACAGCGCTGCCAGGTTCGCGTCCGCGTTGTTGTGCGGGTTGTGGTCCAGGTGCGCGATTGCCAGCACGCACCGGATTGTGTACACCGTGCGCCCGCTGACGCCGGGATAGTTGAACGCGTTCGCCTCGCCCGCGTCGTTGCGCCAGCTACTCAGCGCGTCGTCGTACCAGATGCCGCCGCGCGTCACGCGCAGCTTCACGCCGTGCGGCTTGCGGCAGCGCTCGCACGCGTGGCCGGCGCGGGCCAGGAGGCGCGCGCGGATCGCCGCCCAGGCGGGGCCGCGGTACAAATGGCGAAGCTCGGGGCGGATGGGCATTACGCGGCCACCTTGCGCGCCGCGAGGTGCTGCTCGACGGCGAAAAGCACGCGCTGGTAGCGCTCGGGCTTGCGCGCCGCGTAAACGTGCCCGTCGGGCAGCTCGACGCGGAGGTGGCCCGCGTCGCACCACACGCCTGCGAGCTGGCCCGCGCGGCGAAGCGCGAGCAGATCGCGGATGATCGCGATGGCTGCGGGGGTCATAGACCCACCAGCCTTCGCGCGTCCACGATAGACGCGTGGAGGCTCTCCGACGACGCGAACGCGACCTTGCCCGTTTCTGCCTCCTCAATCGCCGCGGCATGCAGCGCGGCGAGGAGATTGCGCAAGGCGCGCTCGACGCGGATGAGGCGGTGGAGGAGGAAGGCGTGTAGCGCGACGAGCGACACAAACACAACGGCGTTGATCGCGGCGCTTACCGACATATCTTGCCTCCGGTGATGAGATCAAGAAACCAGTATTTCTCGACCTTCGCCAGATCGTACTCGTCCGGGTAAGCCAGCGCAAAGGTGCGAACGTCATCGTGCCAGATCAGCCAAGTGTCGCCGCCTTGCTCGGCTGAGCGATTTGTGCCGCGTCTCTCAGCGGGTAGAGCCTTCGAGTTGATCCACCGCCGCACGACGTGCATGTCACAGCCGAACGCGCTTGCGAGGTTTGTGGCGCTGTACCAATCGCCGTTGGATTTGATTTTCAGTCGCTTCACCTTCAGGTGAACGGCGGTTGCAGACCGCTCGAAGCCATGCGCCTGGAGCTTTTGCGCCAGCCTTTCATCCGTGAGGTAGCCGTACTGCTGGAGCAGCGCGATTTCGCGATCCGCCCATGGGGCTTCTTTGCTGCGCGACAATCCCAGCTTCAGCGCCCGCTTTTGCACGGCGTGGCGCGGCCAGCCGATTCGCTTTGCGGCGAGCGTGATCGACTTACGGTTGTTGTACTCGCGAAGTTTCCGATAAGCTTCCGCGATTTCCGAATCAATTTGCGGGCTTGAGACGTAGAGCAGCGGCCGCTTGCGGTGCTGGGGGCGGCAACGCGTGCACCATCGCGCGTAAGGCTCAGCGAGCGGCGCGGCGCAATCGAGGCATGCACGCGATTCGGCTGCAGGCAAGGCCAACGCGGCGGCGCTCATCCCGGATACCTCGCGCCGCGGTCGAACAAATCAGCCTGCCGCGGCGGCGCGTGCGGCGCGGCCACGGTGACGCTTTCGACGAGCGTGGCGCAGTCCACGCACAGGCCGGGTAGCGCCCAGGCGGGCACGGCCTTGTTACCGCGCCCGCAGCAGGCGCAGGTGAGCTTGTGCTCGCGGTGCAGATCGCGCGCGTCCTGCGGCGCGTCGGCGAGCGTGAGGATTAGCGTGGTGGGGCGTAGGTTCATGGCGCATCACCCTTTCTCGACAGGATCGCTTTTCGCGGCGATCATGGACTGGGCTTGAAGAAGAAGGCCGTGATACTCCTCGACAAGCGTGATCGCAACGCGATCGAGCTTGGTGGCCTCTGACGTTTTCGCGCCGGCGAGGTTCGCGCGGTCGAGGTTCGCTCCGACGAGGTGCGCGCCGACGAGGTGCGCGCCGGCGAGGTTCGCGCGGTCGAGGTTCGCTCCGGCGAGGTTCGCGCCGACGAGGTGCGCTCCGACGAGGTGCGCGCCGACGAGGTTCGCGCCGTCGAGGTTCGCGCCGACGAGGTTCGCGCCGTCGAGGTTCGCGCC